TGAACTTATCACGGGAGACACATAGTCTACGGGGACAATGATATCGTCGCCGTAGACGCGCACCCGACCATAGAAGGATCTAACATCCTTCTTGGTCAACGGGTGTCCAAGGCCCTTCTCAATTCCCATGAAGACCGCGGTAGTGAATACCAAGGCCTCTATTGGAAATGTGAGGGCCGAGCCCATAGACGCGAACTTGGCTAGGCGTATAACGCCATGACCAAGCACATCAGCCTTCCTCGACCGTGCTGCATCGATAGCTGCGCGAAGCGCAGGATTTCGAGACAGCAAGGAGAGTACATGCTGATAGGAGACGCGGTCCGATGCCTCACTCAAATCGAGTGTGGCGAGGGATCGATCACTCGATCCCTTCTTCGCAAGAGCCTTGTTAGGCTCCTGCGAATCGAACAACACGAAGTTCCGGGCGTTGTCATCCACCCGGAACTTTTCTTTCATCACCGCCAACAGCCCCTGCTGCACATATTGCATGCAGGTAGGCTCAATAGCGATGATGCGTGGCGTCTTCTGCGTCTTCGGGACGGCGATAACCCTAACGGGTCGCTCGTCCCGGGGGTCCAGGAAGCGAACGGCATCGAGCGTCTCATGGAAACGCTCGTTTGGGATAAGGTATTCCCGGGATGGGAAAACCGTCTCCAATCTGGTAGTCCACTCAAGCTGCTCGAACTTAGCGTTGCCGCGAAGTCGATCAGCAGTGGCACCAGGTCCGTGCTTTGGGGTAACCTGTCCGGCAAACACGTCGTTTTCGACGAGCGCAAGGACAGGCGCCCAAAGCAAGCGAGCAATCCGATTGAAGTCGGACATGACGACGGAATTTACTTCCGCGTCGCTCGCTCTCACTTCCTGCTCTGTCTGGATGAATCCGGCCATCGCCTGCGCGACTCTCTCGTCAGAGGGAATCACACTCACCTTGCCTAGCATCAGCAAAAACTGACGCAGACAGTGGATGGCAGCGATAGACGGTTCGTCCAGAAGGACACCAGTCTGTGCGTCGAACACAAGCCGAAGGAAACCTCCGAGAAATCGGGGGAGACCGCCTGTTCTGGCAAAACCAGGAAACAGGTCGTCGGTGACCCGCCCAAGCTCGAGACCTTTTTCGAGGTCCTTGCAAAAGGCAGGTAGGGTGATCGTCATAAACGATGACCCTTCGTGTTCGAAACGCCTCGCGAGCGTTTGTGCATCGCGAGTGGTGCTTGTGTCGCATCTGGTCCCGGCCTCGGCCAGGACCATCTGAAGAACGTCGATCGGCCTTTTCAAGGCGGCCCCCTTCAAAGGGAGTTCGTCTTGCCCAGACCCCGACGCAGCGCTGGTTACACGCCAGCGATTACCGCAACGACTACAGTACAAATCAGGAGGATTAATCCTCCGATTTGCAGTTTGTAGTCTTCCATCTAGCTCTCGCCACCGACAAGCTTGGTGACGGGAGCATACGTCGACGAGGACAGGTAGGCCAGAAGGCCCTTAACCAGGTCCTGGACCTCGGTGGCCGAGTAGCCGTTCAGAGGGTGATCCACCACGACGTAAGTCGAGGCACTGGATCGCACGTTCTGAGACGGCACAATCGCGTCCGCCGAGATCTTATTCGACGTCAGTCGGAAAACGCTCCGCCGACGGCGCCCCTGAGAATGGGACACCTGAACGGAGACTGTACCATCGGACGTACGAAACGTCCCCTGGTCCAGCCCAGAGCCAGTTCGCGGAAGCGAATGGGTGCTGGCTCCGACAGTGATGGAAAGCGGTTCTGCGAACAAGGTCAGACATCCTTCAGTTGGTGAGTGGCCGTGTAGCCACGATCTCACACCCCGCTTTTACGGGGTGCGCAGCTTTCCCGGACTCTTGGTTAAACCAAGAGCCGCGAGAATTGCCCAACGCTGTGGTGTGAAGTCCACGACGTCAAGCCCGAACCCGTACGGTGTACTCCTCACTCGCCGAATGCCCAAAGAGCAAATCGACGGGATCCACGCAGGAACAGTGGCACCATCAAAGGTGACAATGCGCTGCGTTGGTACAAAGCTACGCTCGAGGTAAACTCTCCTCATAACGTAGCCATACCGGAGTACAAGGCTGTCTGACGAAAGTCTGTCAACACGGGCAACAAAATTGCCGATGTCGACAAACCAGTCGATCAGCCAGGACCAAGG